CCAAGCAAAACAAGTATTATTAGAATTTGATAATGCTACGTTTGATTATTCTTTACCAGCCATTTTCATGGATGGCATGGAAGGTAAGGCGGCTAAATTTTGGGCTATTAGTTCAAGTCATGCTTTAAATCCAGATAAAGATACATTCTCAATTACGCTTGGTTGGTATGATGTCAGAGAAACTGGTGTATCAGAATGGACCGAAGAAACATTCGACGCAGCAGGCAGAAATTGGTTCAACTCAAAACTTCCAGGAAATGTTGATGATTACATCGGATTTGATGGGGTTGAGGAGATTAAATATGTTTACTATAAGGGTACTGGTAATCTAAGATCTGCTAAGTTTTATGGTGACACTAGAAACATATTATACAACTGCGAAACAACCCCATGGACACACCTAACAGAAGGTGCTCTAGAGGTATGTACTTCTTCTAATTCCAATGAGTTGTACATCGACCCAACAAACCTTGTTCCAGAAATTATAGCTGCAAATACAGGAACGATGTTAGCAAGTTCTGGTAGAAATAATAGCGATAATACATATCTAAGAATTATGCCAGCGGCGTGGGCTGAAACTCTCGGAGATGAGACAGATGACATTCCAACAGAAATGTATCTAACTTCATTTACTGATATGGAATTTGCAAACGTTGAAATATATATGGACATTTCTGGTGGAGGATATGTCGTCGAACAGTTAAGAAACCATTATGCTAACGGACATGTTTCAGAATGGTATTCAGCAAATTCTGCTTTAGACGCAAGGATCGTTTAAATGGTACAAAAGGTAAACTTTAACGTCTTAACAGGCGACTCGCTTACAATCGGTAATACGGTTATCGACGGAACAGGCGTTACAGTAAACGATGAACCACTATCAGGTGGAACAGGAGGTGCAGAAGTATATGCCAACTCAAGTCTGTTTCCTTTGACAGGTTTGACTCCTGGAAGCTTTGCCTTTGCCAATAACAATAATACACTCTACATCACCAACGGCGCAGGTTGGTATAAGATTGCGCTAATTAACCAATCCCCAACTATTACAGCAAGTATCGAAACCGCAACATTAGGTAACTCAGGCAACACGGTTATCTTTACATATAGCACAACTGAGCCTGAAGGGACGCCTGTAAGCGTTGCTCTATCAAACTCTGGGATTTCTAACACTTCTGTTGCTAACGTTGTTCACTATACCTCAAATAATACTATTGAGTTTAATAACTTCTCTGGCGATGAATACTCAGCAACTTTGACATTAACCGCTACTGATGGTGTTAACATCGGAACCGATAGCGTAACATTCAGCATTCAGTATGTTAATTTGTATTGGATTAGAACTTCTACTAGCGTATTTCCCTGGGCATATGATAGTAGTGATTACAGCGCATATATGCAATGGTGCGATTCTGAGTCTGATTTTGGGTTTGGGTCAGATACAAACACAAACGTTCACGTTGTTTCTAAAATTGATGGTGCCACTCAAGAATATGCTTGGTCTACTTATCTTCAAGCAGATATGAATAACTACAACCAGTCTCATAGCGGACAATATGTTGTTACAGCTAACGGCGCACCAATTGCTTTGATGGAAAACCCAGAAGTAATTGGTGGCCAGTTGCGAACTTCTCCTATGTTCTTCAGACTTAATCCGACCACAGGTGCTGTAGAAAAGGGATTATCAATTCCGTTTGGGATTGGACCATCTCAATATTCTGGCGCAGGGCAGTCATCGGTAGATAGCGGCTCAATCTGGTGGACAGGTAATAGGGGAAATTCAACTGCTGGGATTGGGGCAGCTAGAATTCCTTGGAGTATGTATAGTTCGGGCGACACAACCAATTCTGGAAATAATCACTGGTATAAAACCTACAACATTTCAACAAGTGGCTCATGGCCATGGTATGATGGTGGAACCCCTTCCATATGTTCAACTGAATTGACAGATGGATGCGTTATAACTGCTGGATATACATATAGATCTTCTGGCTCACCAAACTATTATCTTGGGTTTTATTCTCACATTATTAAACTTAATAACGATGGCTCATATAACTCAACCCTTTACAACCAACCGACGTTATCATATACTTCGGCGACAAATGGTTGGAATCCGACTGAAATTGCATCAAACCAAAACGACAAGATTCTTGTTGCTGGTGGCGACAGCAGAAGCGGATACACATACAGAGCGCAATTTGCTTTAATTGACGGCAGCGGAACAAATATGTCTGTTACAGCATACAAATGTTTTAGTCCAGCTGGATACACTTCTTCTTCAGCAAGTTGGATTGCCAGACAAATTGATGTTGATGAAAGTGGGAATTTTATTGTTTGGATGCACTCAACGTATTACGACAAAATATATGTAATAAAACTGTCAGGGACAGACTTATCTCAAGTTGGAGACGGATACCTTTATAATGGAACATTTGCGGCGGGTCCAGCTTATGGTAAAGTGCCTCAACCAACTGGCTATAAAACTTATCAAACTCACATTAGTGCAGGAACGCCTACAGCTTGGAACGGTTCAACTTCTGAAATGCCTCCGTCGAATTCAACAGATGCGATGGGTGCTGCATCAGTCGTTGCTATTACTGACTGGGGGACTGGGGATACTATGTCTTTCAACTTAGCAACTAGCGGCTTAACCGTTGGCAATTCATGGACACCGACTGACATTTACGGTAATCACCCGACCAACTACGGCGGGAATGCCAACTACTTTAATGTTATCACGACAAGTTATGATATTTCTTCTTGGCAAACTGTAACATCTAATTCGGACTTCACCCTAATTTAACAAATAATAAATACTTCCTGAACGTGCCAATAACAATAAGAAATCGCCATGTCAGACATAGACTTATTTCAACTCATGGAAGAACGTAGAAAAGAATCTGAGCAACGCTCGGATATCTTACACAAAAGGATTGGTGAGTTGAGAGACGAACTAACTCAAAAGATTGACGAATCTCATAGAGATATCATGCGTGAAATCAAAGAGCTTCGTAAGGAGCAAAATGACCACGCCAAGGAAATGTCAAAGCGTGTGAGTCATCTGGAGCGTTGGCGTTGGATGGTTCTTGGTGGAGCAGCTGTCGTTGGTTTCTTGGCAGCAGGTGGCATAAAAATAATTCAGTTTCTATCATCATAAAAAGCTTGTACTCTTAGCAATTTTAATATATACTGATTGTTATGAGTAACTATGTTGACACAAAATACCTACACCTAATCTCTTCTCAGCTTGAGCAGTATAAGCGCAAGAACGAATCACTGTACAACTTTCGGTGTCCGTTCTGTGGCGACTCTCAATCAGATAAAAAGAAGGCACGTGGCTATGTATTCTTGAAAGAAGGAAACTACATCTACAAGTGCCATAACTGCGGTATCGGTTCTTCGCTTGGCAACCTGATCAAGTATGTAAACCCCCAAATGTTTAAAGAGTATTCACTCGAACGCTTTGGCGATCGAGAGAGAAAAGTCGTGAGTCCAAAGACCAATACAGGTGTGCGGTTCAAGAAACGACCAGACTATCTTAAGACTCCTCTTGGGAAACTGAAGAAAGTTTCTCAATTAAAATTTGATCATCCTGTAAAAAAATATGTAGAAAATCGAAAACTACCCTCCGAGAGCCATTCGAGACTATTCTATTCTCCTAAATTCTATGCATTCATTAACCAATTGATTCCGAACAAGATACCGCATATAGTTAAAGATGAGCCTAGATTGATCATTCCGCTACTAGATGTAGACAACAAATTACTTGGTATTCAGGGTCGGGCTTTTGGTAAAGCCAATAACAAATACATAACCATCATGATGGAGGAGGGAAACCCAAAGATATTTGGGCTGGATACTGTTGACTTCTCGAAAGAAGTCTTTGTGCTTGAAGGTCCAATTGATAGTCTCTTTGTGCCCAACGCCATTGCGATGGCAGGTGCTGACGTAAGTGGACTTGACAAATACTCTGGATCGTTTACATTTGTATATGATAACGAACCACGATCAAAAGAGATTGTCGGACGGATAGAACGTACTATATCTAAAGGACATAGTATCGTGTTGTTCCCTGACTATGTTGAACAAAAAGATATTAATGATATGGTAATGGCTGGGATGGCTCGAGAGAGTATTCTAGAGATTATAAGTAATAACACCTTTAAAGGTTTGGAAGCTAAAGCTATGCTTAGTAAATGGAGAAAATGCTAGATGAAAATTAGACTCGTAAGTTATTCGCAATCCGCACCTGAGTTTATTGGAATGGATAACTGCTTAGACTTAATCGCCTATTGTGCGAGAGTATCGAACCCAAGTAATCAAATGAACAGCGAAACAGCTGAGAAGTTGGTGAAGTATCTGATTAAACACAAGCACTGGTCTCCATTAGAAATGGTATCCGCAACACTTGAAATCGAAACAACACGTGACATCGCTCGTCAGATGCTGCGTCATCGTTCTTTCAGCTTTCAAGAGTTTTCTCAGCGGTATGCTGATCCAACGACAGATCTTGAGTTTGTGACGAGAGAAGCTCGACTACAAGACACTAAAAACCGCCAGAACTCTATTGACACTGATGACTCTGATCTTCAGCGTGACTGGCGTATCAAACAAGAACAAATTATTGCTGAAGCTAAGATGGCTTACAAGTGGGCTATTGAAAATGGCATCGCTAAAGAACAGGCACGTGCTATCTTGCCTGAAGGGAATACTGTATCACGCCTGTATATGGCTGGTACATTACGCTCGTGGATCCACTACATTGATCTACGGTCTGAGAACGGAACTCAGAAAGAACATATTGAAATCGCCAAAGAATGTGCGAACGTTATTGCTAGAATTTTTCCGCTAACAAAAGAATTATAATATTAAGGAGGAATGGATGTTTGGACTAGGAGATAAACATCTTGGCATTCGTGTCAATTATGACCGTGATAAGGTACTATCCGAACAGGGTCTTAAACTACTAACTGACTACTACTGTAAGGGTGATGAGAAGTCACCTCAACAGGCTTTTGCGAGAGCGGCTGTTGCTTATTCATATGGCGATATGAAGCTTGCTCAACGTATCTATGACTATGTATCAAAGGGATGGTTTATGTATGCCAGCCCAGTATTATCGAATGCGCCTAATCCTGGAGAAGCGGTGAAGGCACTTCCTATTTCATGTTTCTTGACATATGTTCCAGATAGCTTGGAAGGGTTGATTGACCATACAGCAGAACTTCGTTGGCTATCTGTAAAAGGTGGTGGCGTTGGTGGTCACTGGAACGGCGTTCGTTCAGTTTCAGATAAGGCTCCTGGACCAATGCCATTTTTACATACTGTTGACAGCGATATGGTAGCATACCGTCAAGGTAAAACTCGTAAGGGTTCATACGCTGCTTATATTGACATTAATCACCCAGACATTATTGAGTTTATCAATATGCGTGTTCCTACAGGTGATGTAAACCGTAAGTGTTTGAACCTACACCACGCAGTCAATATCACTGACCGTTTCATGGAAGCGGTAGAGAAAGGTGAGATGTGGGATCTGGTTGATCCGTCAGATGAAAACGACATCCGTGAAACAATGCCTGCTCGTAAGTTGTGGGAACTTCTACTTGAGACTCGTTATCGTACAGGTGAACCATATCTTAACTTTATTGATACAGCTAACCGTGCGATGCCACAAACTCAGAAAGACCTTGGGTTGCGTATTAACGGTTCGAACCTCTGTAACGAGATTCACCTACCAACCAACCAGTTCCGTTCAGCTGTCTGCTGTCTATCATCAGTAAACCTAGAGAAGTATGATGAGTGGGAAGATAGCCAAATGATTGAAGACTTGACAGAGTTTTTGGATAACGTTCTACAGTTCTTCATTGATCACGCTGGCGATGAAATTCAGCGTGCACGTTACAGTGCGATCCAAGAGCGAAGCTTGGGTTTAGGAGCTATGGGCTTCCACGCCCTCCTCCAGAAGCGTGGGATAGCGTTCGAGAGTGAATCTGCGGCGTCATTGAATCGTCAGATTTTCTCTGAAATGAAGGAGTCTGCAGTTCGTCGCAGTTTAGATCTTGGTCGTCGTAAGGGTGAGTGTCATGATATGAAGGGTACTGGTCGACGTAACGCACACTTGCTTGCGATTGCACCAAACGCTAACTCATCGTTGATTGGTGGTACATCACCGTCGATTGAACCTTGGAAAGCAAATGCGTTCACCTCTCGTACACGTGCTGGTTCACACCTAACTAAGAACCGCTATCTTGAGGATGTACTAGAAGCACATGGTAAAAACGATGAAACGACTTGGTCGTCTATCATCACAAACAATGGTTCGGTTCAGCACCTTGACTTCCTAACAGACCATGAGAAAGAAGTCTTCAAAACTGCTATCGAACTAGATCAGAATTGGGTTGTTCGTCATGCGGCTGAACGTCAGGCATATTTGTGTCAAGGTCAGTCACTCAACGTATTCTTTCCAGCAGGTGCTTCGAAGAAGTATCTACACGAAGTCCACTTCCGTGCATGGAAAGAAGGAACAAAGGGTATGTATTACCTACGGACTGAAGCAACAAACCGTGCCGAAAACGTATCGCAAAAAGTCGAGCGTCAGGCACTGTCAGATATCGTAGCACCAACGTCTATGGGCGAAAGTCAAGACGAATGCGTAGCATGTCAAGGTTAAGAGGGAAAAATGGAAGTATTAATTTATTCAAAGTCAAATTGTCCGTTCTGCGAAAAAGCAAAGCAGTGGTTTAATATTCATGGATACACATACACAGAAAACAGGCTGGATAACGAAGAGCAGCGTTTGGCGTTTTATCAAACGCTTCCTAATGCTCGTAGTGTTCCTCAAATTTTTATTGATGGTAAACACATTGGTACATACGATGATCTCATGAAGATCGCAGACACACTCGTTAAGAAAAAGGGTGGTGGTCTTATGGAGTTCAGCGAAACCTATAAACCATTCCACTATCCATGGGCTGTTGAGATTACAACTCGCCACGAGAAAATGCACTGGATCGAAGATGAGATTGATCTGTCCGAAGACGTCACCGACTGGAAAGGCGGTAAGATGGGCGAGATTGAAAAAGAGTATGTAACCAATATTCTTCGCCTGTTTACTCAGTCAGACGTTGCGGTTGGTCAGAACTACTTTGATCAGTTCATCCCTAAGTTTAAGAACAACGAAGTTCGTAACATGCTTGGTTCGTTTGCTACACGTGAGGGTATCCACCAACGTGCGTATGCTTTGTTGAACGAAACGTTGGGGCTGTCTGATGCTGAGTATCACGCATTCCTAGAGTATACTGAAATGGCAGACAAGATTGAGTTCATGATGGACTCTGATCCAAACACGATGCGTGGCTTGGGTCTATCTCTTGCGAAGTCAGTATTCAACGAAGGTGTTGCTTTGTTTGCTTCATTCGTTATGTTACTTAACTTCCAACGCTTCGGTAAGATGAAGGGTATGGGTAAAGTTGTAGAGTGGTCTATCCGTGACGAGTCAGTACACGTCGAAGGTGTGGCAAAACTATTCAAAGCATTCTGCGCTGAGCACCCACGTATCGTAGACGATGAGTTTAAGAAAGAGATCTATGAGATGGCTCGTCAGGCGGTAAAGCTTGAAGACAAGTTTACTGACCTAGCATACAAACTGGGTGACGTTGAAGGTCTAGATGCTTCTGAAGTAAAACAGTATGTCCGCTATATTACAGACCGCCGTTTGCTACAGTTGGGTATGAAGACAAACTTTAAAGTCAAAGAAAACCCGCTACCATGGCTAGACTGGATCTTGAACGGTGCAGACCATACTAACTTCTTTGAGAACCGTGTGACTGAATACGAAGTTGCAGGTCTAAATGGTAAATGGGATGAAGTCTATGCTTAAAAGCTTGGTGAACAAAATACCTGAATTTTGCTTGAGTCATTGGCTCTTGCGGATTCCACTAGCAATTGTTTTTCTACAGCAGGGCTTGGCCAAGTGGCCATTCACTGTTGAGGATGCCGCAGCAATGGAACTGCCCGCAATCGTTTGGTTGTATGTTGTTCTTGGTGAGATAGGAGCAGGTGCTGGTCTTTTAGTTGGTGGCGTTCTTATCAAGTATATGAAAGAGATTGGCGATCTACTAACTCGATTCAGTGGTATTGTTATCTGTTCTATCATGACAGGTGTTATTTGGTTGAGCGAACCAGAGAGTTTCTCTGACGTGTTGCTATATGATAACTTTCATGTATTACTTTGGGTTGGTGGTTTGTTCTTTGCGTTGAGAGGTAATAGAACATGAGTTTGATTTTGAAATGGTTTCGTGTTGAACATAAAGATATGAGTAAACATAGGGTATATACAACAAACTACGAGGACTTGTGTATGTGATGAAACCAAACACTAAATTCGATTTAACAGTAAAAGATATAAGGCTCATCGAAGATGCGCTAAGAGAGAAAATGTCAGCTCGGGGTAAAGACCCTGAGCTGATGATGACAGAAAAGAAACAAATTAACGACCTACTCGGTAAGATACACAATCAGAAGAATTGGTATCGTAGAAAGAATGGCGTATATGTGAGTGGATAAATGAAGATACTAATTATGGGATTGCCAGGATCTGGTAAAACTTGGTTGGCTGAAAGGCTACAGAAACATCTAGACTGCGCTTGGTATAACGCAGACAAAGTTCGTGAGATGGCAAATGATTGGGAGTTTAGTGAAGATGCTAGAATCCGTCAGGCTCGTCGCATGATGAATATTGCTGACTATGAAAAGGGTTGCGGTCGTTCTGTGATCTGCGACTTCGTCTGTCCTACTGAGATGACTCGCTTTATCTTTGATGCTGACATTACTATCTGGATGAATACTATCGTGGCAGGTAGGTTCCAAGATACGAATAAGATGTTTGAAGAACCAAAGAACACAGACTTAGTGATCGAGAAGTTTATGAACGACGATGAGATAAAAGGTTTAGCAACAATGTTGAAGGAAGAATATAATGTTTGATTGGCAGAAACCTACAGCACAGATGCTAGGTCGGTGGCAACCATGGCATGATGGTCATACGGCTCTCTTTAAAAAGGCGTTGGCTGAAACTGGACAAGTTTGTATTATGATCCGTGACGTTGGTGGTATTGTTGGTTCGGATGCTGGCGGTGGTCGTACTGCGAAGCAGGATGATAATCCGTTCGAATACTCTGAGGTTGTCCAAAATATTCAAGTCGGATTAGCCGAACATGGATACAAATACAATCAAGAATATGTCATTATGAAGGTTCCAAACATCGTCGATATTAGCTATGGGCGAGGTGTTGGATATACGTTTACGCAGCACGACTTGGGTGAAGAGATCCATAATATTAGTGCGACGAAGATCCGAAAAGCGATGCGAGAGAGCGGCGAATTATAAAATACTATATAGCATTGATGATAATAACCAAGAGGGAACATCAATGGCAAAAGTATTTTTCGAGTTAGATTGCGACTCATGTGGCAGTGAATGGGAGATTAAAGGTTCAGAGGCAACGATGACAAATCAACCCATTTACTGCCCTTTTTGTGGAACAGACCTAGACCTAGCAGATCTTGAAGAAGAGTATGACATCGAAGATCAAATGGGATTGTTTGACGACTTCGATGAGTAATTATGAAAATCCGTGGGAGTTTAACGGTAATCCATTTACAAGCGAAGATATAGGTAAGTTTGTTGGGTTTGTTTATATGATTGAGTCTTTGAATGATGGCAGACTTTATATCGGCAGAAAGTATTTTCATTCTATTCGTAAGGTAAAGGGTAAAGCGAGAAGACAGCGGAAAGAATCAGACTGGAAAACATACTATGGGTCAAGCAAAGAACTCTTGACATTAGTTGAAGAATACGGTAAACTAAATTTTAAAAGGGTTATCTTATCACTACATACAACAAGAGGTGACTGTAACTACGAAGAAGTAAAGCAACAGTTTCTACACGATGTTTTAGAGGATGATAGATATTTAAATGAAAACATTAATGGTAAGTGGCATCGCAAACCACAACACATACTTGAAGGAAGAGTATTGAATGAAGATTACAGACTGGGAAAACGTACAGAAGTTTAAATTTACTTCAGCAGACGATGATACAATGGCGGTTCGCCTCAGAGAATTAGACTGGTTGGCTGATAAGATTCCAGAAGGAGAAATCCTAGAGTTTGGCGTGTTTCATGGCACAACGATCAACCGACTGGCACGTGCGCTACCAGATCGTCATATGATTGGGTTTGACTCGTTTGAAGGTTTACCTGAAGACTGGGACATGGGCAATAAGTATACCAAGAAAGAAGCGTTTGATCGTGGTGGTGTAATGCCAGAAGTTCCAGACAACGTCACTCTTGTGAAGGGCTACTTTGACGATATCCTGCCAGACTATAAAAAGAATCTTGGTAAGATTGGCTTCCTTCATGCTGACGCTGATCTATACTCCTCAACCAAAACCGTACTAACAGAACTCAACGACCACATCATTCCAGGAACGATCATTCGCTTTGATGAGTTGGCATGCTGGAGACTTATCTTCAATGAAGCCTCTCCAAAAAATGTCAGCCGTATTAAGTACACAACTTGGAAAGAGCATGAGTGGAAAGCCTTGAATGAATGGCTAGAAGATTATAATCGTAAAGTTGTTCCTCTTTGCCGCAACTGGTTCCAAGGAGGAACCGTAGTGGTGACACAATGATTATATCTCATAAACATAAATTCATTTTTATTAAGACAAGGAAAACAGCAGGGTCTACGCTAGAGGCTCTGCTATATCCGTATCTGGACCAAGAGACCGACATCTGTACTGGTTCGCCAAGAGATGGCACACCACGTTTGAACTCACCAACAGATAAAGGGCACTCAACGTATATGGAAGCTATGCAATATGCTGGTAATCCGACTGATTATTTTGTATTTACGGTTGAGCGAAATCCTTGGGATAAAATGGTAAGTGCATATTGGTGGCATAAGAACACCAAACCAGAATGGACTTGGACTGATAACTTTGAGGCATATATGAATTGTCCGTTCATTCCTAAAGACTGGAATCACTACACGTTACAGGGTAAGAATAGAACTAATCGCATCTTTCGTTATGAAGATATGGGCGGTATGTACGACTTCCTCAACGAAAGGTTTGGGTTCAATATTACAGAGGATCAGTGGAAAACGACTCGCAT